GGTAACGCGGCTCGCAATTTTCAGATAGTGATAGACGATCAACTTAAGACTTTTGATAGAGCAAAACTAACGCCCAAAAACAACGCAAAAATTTACAAACAAAATCAATCACTTACAACGATGCAAAACTGGTCAAACTTTGAGCAAGATTCAAACAGTCAAACAATCTCGCATTGTGGGAAATTGTTTGTTTTTGCTCCAAAAAAATCGCCCGTTTTTTATTGAGAATGATTGTCAACAAAAACCAATTGGCGGCAATCCTCGGGAAATCTGAGGAGTGGTTAACGCAGATGCAAAAGAATCCGGACTTCCCGGTGATCCGCAAAGGACGCGGTCGGGCTGGATCAGACTATGAGACCTCGGAGGTGATTGCGTGGATTAACCGCAGAAACCTCGACAACCTGATTGGCAATGATGACCTCATCGATCTTGAAGAGGCCAAGCGTCGGAAGATGGCGGCAGAGGCCGCGCTCGCCGAGGTCGAACTGGAGAAGGTGCGCGGGACTCTGGTCGAGATGGAGGAGATCGAAAAGACATGGACGGAACTGGTCGCAAACTGTCGGGCCAAATTGTTGAGCATTCCAGCCAAGACCTCCCCCGAGGTGTTTGCCGCAGAAAACCTCACCGAGGTCAAAGCGGTCTTGAAGGGGGCAATACTAGAGGCACTCAATGAACTCTCAGATCGAGACATTAGTCCGCAAGGCCCTGAGAGCATTCAGGCCACCGCCTGATCTCAAGGTCTCGGACTGGTCGGATAGGGAACGCAAACTCAGTCCAGAGGCGAGTGCGGAGCCCGGACAATGGTTGACCAGTCGGGCCGAGTATCAGAGGGGGATCATGGACGCATTCTCCGACCCTGCGGTCGAGATGGTCGTCGTAATGTCCTCGGCCCAAGTCGGCAAGACCGAGATTCTCAACAATGTCATTGGCTACCATGTCGCCCAAGACCCGTCCCCGATGCTGGTGGTCCAACCGACCCTCGATATGGCCCAGACATGGTCCAAGGACCGACTCGCGCCTATGTTGCGCGACACGCCACAATTGCAAGGTCTGGTGAAAGACCCTCGCGCCCGCGACTCTGGGAACACGACCCTTCACAAGATTTTCCCCGGTGGGCATATAACGGCCTGCGGTGCAAACAGTCCTTCGTCTCTCGCCTCGCGCCCGGTGCGAATCGTTCTTTGCGATGAGGTAGACCGTTATCCGGTCTCCGCAGGATCAGAGGGTGATCCTGTCTCTCTGGCCCGCAAGAGGGCCTCGACCTTCTGGAATCGGCGCATCGGTCTATTCTCGACCCCGACCAACAAGGGAAACTCGCGCATCGAGGCGGCATTCGAGGAGTCGGACAAGCGACACTATTTCGTTCCCTGCCCGCATTGCAAGCATGAGCAATCCCTGAAGTGGTCCTCGGTCTCTTGGGAGCAAGACAAACCCGAGACGGCCCAATACGCCTGCGAGGAGTGTGGAGCCCTCTGGACGGATGCAGAGCGAGTCCGGGCGATCAGGCACGGCAGATGGCAGGCGACCGCAGAGTTTAAGCGCGTGGCGGGATTTCACCTCTCTGGCCTATATTCCCCGTGGACCCCTCTCGATGCGGCGGTGCGGGAGTTTCTGGAGGCCAAGAAACAACCCGCCACCCTGCGGGTCTGGGTCAACACTTACCTCGGGGAGACTTGGGAGGAGCAGGGCGAATCCGTGGATGACTTCCAACTTGCGGAGAGGCGGGAGGAGTTTGGGCCGCAACTCGATCAAGGCATTCTTCTGCTGACTGCCGGGGTGGACTGCCAAGACGACCGACTGGAGGTCGAGATTGTCGGGTGGGGCCGAGATCAGGAGTCTTGGTCTTTGGACTACCGGACCCTTTATGGCGACCCCTCTAGTCCTGCGGTCTGGCAAGACCTAGACTCTATCCTGAAGCAACAATTCGAGAGGGAAGATGGGAAGATTCTCACGGTGCGGGCCGCTTGCGTGGACTCTGGCGGGCATCATACGAATTCGGTCTACAACTATGTTCGCCCCAGAGAAGGCAATCGCATTTTTGCGATCAAGGGCGTGGGAGGCGAGGGCAAACCGCTAGTCGGCAAACCGTCCCGCAACAACATTGGCAAGATCAAACTGTTTCCGGTTGGCGTGGATACCGCCAAGGATGTTCTCTTTTCTTGGATGCGGATTGTGGAACCGGGGCCGGGGTATATGCACTTCCCGCACTCGCGGAGCGACGAGTATTTCCGACAATTGACCGCAGAAAAATTGGTCACCAGATACCACAAGGGGTTCGCACGGCGCGAATGGACAAAGGTTCGCCCTCGAAATGAGGCTCTCGATGTACGAGTCTATTCTATGGCGGCTTTTTCAATACTCAACTTAAACATTAACGCGATGGCAGACCGGGAGTTTATGCGGCATGAAAACCCGCCCGAACCGAAACAGTCTGCGACCCAGAAAAGAAATCCTCGGCAAACTGGTGGATTTGTGCAGTCTTGGCGTTAGAATCGGGCAAACAAATGCGAGGAGCGCATGGCAAATCTATTTGATCCCGCACAGTCCCCAACCGTAGAGCCCGAGACCATCGTCGTCGGTGACTATATCCAATGGCGGCGAACTGATCTCGGCTCAGATTACCCGAATACCGCTTACACAATGCAATATGTCGCCCGTATTACGGCGGGCGGGTCAAGCGAGATCACCTTAACCGGGACGGCATACCAAAGCGACTATCTGTTCACGGTCAACTCTGCGACCTCGGCAAACTTCACTCCGGGTTTTTATCATTGGCAATTGGAAGCGATCCGCACCTCGGATTCAAACCGAATTGTTTTGGAGCGCGGTTTTTTTACGGCGGTCCCTGACCTAGATGTAAACGGTTCAGACCCTCGGACCCATGCCGAGATCATGTTGGCAAAGATCAAGAGTCTGCTGGAGGGTAAGGCCGACGCGGATGTTGCGAACTACTCTGTTGCGGGCCGTAGTCTGACCAAACTTTCGTTTGATGAACTTATCAAGGCTCGGGACTACTATCAAGAGGAATACAACAAAGAGGTCACTAAGCAAAGAATTGCCAAGAAGCAGGCCACCGGGACGACGATTAAGGTGCGATTCCTATGAAACTCCTAGATTTTTTCAAGCCCAAGAAGGCCCGCAAAGCGGTGCGGATGTATCAAGGGGCGCAGAATAACCGTCTTTTTGCGGACTTTTTGACCTCCACCCGCTCGCCAGACTCCGAGATCAGATATGCGCTCAAGGTTTTACGCAATAGATCGCGTGATTTATCGAGGAATAATGAGTATGCGCGGCGATACCTCAACCTCCTAAAGACCAATGTGGTCGGCGAGAGGGGCGTGACCCTTCAGGTCAAGGCCAAGAATGAGGACGGTACATTCGACAAAGTGGGCAACACTATCGTCGAGAATGCATGGCTTCGCTGGACCAAACTCGGGAATTGCACGGTCGATGGCAAGATGACCTTCGTCGATGCACAAAGGATGTTCATCGAGTCTCTGGCCCGAGACGGCGAGGTGATTGTGCGTCTGGTCAACTACGACAACGACGACAAATTCGCAATCGAATTCATCGAGCCAGACCAACTCGATGAGGAAAAGAACGAAATCCTCAAAGACGGCAAGCGGGTGCGGATGGGCGTGGAGTTAAACGATTACCGCCGTCCCATTGCGTACTATATGCTCACCGAACATCCGGGGGACCTCGAATACTCTCGCGGTTTGACCAGATTCCATGAGCGGGTTTCTGCTGACAAGATTCTGCATATCTACCTTCCAGACCGCGCTCAACAGACTCGCGGAGTCCCTTGGATGGCCCCGGCGATTGAAAGTCTCAAGATGCTCCACGGATACCGCGAGGCAGAATTGGTCGCGGCCCGGACGGGTGCAAGCAAGATGGGATTTTTCACTTCCCCGCAGGGAGACGGATTCACTCCGGACGACATGGAGGAGCAATTCGTTCCCATAATGAACGCCGAACCGGGAACATTCCACCAATTGCCTGCGGGCGTGGACTTCAAAGCATTTGATCCGAACCATCCGACTACCGCTTTCGGTGACTTCGAGAAGGCAATCTTGCGCGGTATCGCCTCTGGCCTTGGGGTCTCTTACTATGCCCTCGCCAATGATCTGACCGCCGTTTCCTACTCAAGCATTCGGGCTGGCGAACTTGCGGATCGGGACTTCTACAAAATGCTCCAGAATGTGATGATCCATCACTTCGTTGAGCCCGTATTCCGTCGCTGGATGCTCCAAGCGATGACCGCAAACAGATTCCCTCTGCCAATCACCAAATACAACAAATTCGCAGATAACGCGAACTTCCGCGCTCGCGGGTTTGCGTGGGTCGATCCGCAAAGAGAGATTCAGGCCAATGTCATCGGCCTGCAAAACGGGATTCTTAGTCTGCAAGACATTGCCAATGTTTACGGAAGGGATGTGGAGGAAACCTTTGAGCAAATCGCGCTCGAAAAAACTCTCGCCGATCAGTATGGTGTCCAAATGGCTTTCGAGCCTTTCGGTCAGAAGCAACAGGCCGTGCCAACGATCACGGGAAGCGCGGAGCCCGAGGCCGCTCCCGATCAGGAAAGGTCGCAAACGATCAACATCCACCCCGTGCTGAACGGGACATTCGAGGTCAAATCCGCTCCGATGGACCTGAATCTCAAGGTTGAGACCGAGGTCAAGAAGGAATCCAAGTCTATAAAATTGGTGCGGGACTCTAAAGGCATGGTCACCGGGGCCGTGGAGGAATAATGGCAATCACAAGCGCACTCTGTAATTCATTCAAACAAGAGATTCTTGAGGGGGTCCACGCCTCAACGGACACTTACAAAATCGCCCTCTATACCGATGCGGCGACACTCTCGGCCTCAACCACCGCATATTCTTCGTCGAATGAGGTCTCGGGAACCGGATACACGGCAGGCGGCGCAACTCTGTCTGGCTTTACGACTGGGCTCTCGACCTCGACCGCTTACCTTACCTTTTCGGACCCGTCTTGGGCCGACTCCACGATTACCGCTCGCGGTTGCATGATTTACAACTCCAGCAAGAGCAACAAAGCGGTTGCGGTCTTTGACTTTGGTCAGAATGTTTCCTCGGTGAACGGGACATTTACGGTTGACTTCCCGGGTGCTGGAGCGAGCAGTCTGATCCGCATCGCATGATTCTGTTTGACCAAGGCTTCGGTCAATTCGACGAGGCCGCAGGCGACTTCGACGACGGCGGTGTTGTAAACCCAAGCGTTACACTTACAGGCCAGAGCGCAACCTCGGCAATCGGCTCGGTCTCTGCGGCTGGAGTCAAATCCCCAACAGAAACAATCACGGGTCTATCCGCAACCTCCACAATCGGAGAGGTCGTCGCCTCTGGTCAAAGTTTTGCGGTGGCCTCGGTTACTGGTCAAGAAGTGACCACTTCGCTCGGAACCGTTCTCGCAATTGGTGAGGGAGATGCGATTGCTACTGTTTCCGGTATTTCGGCAACCTCTAGCATTGCAAATCTGAGTTTTGATGTTGAAATTGTAAGGAAGGGACGCAAGACAAATGCTAAGTTTCTGGAATTCAATCCGAGACCAATCCAAGCGACTATTGGAGGAAAGGCAGAGATTCTTGGAATCTCCGGGCAATCCTCCATTGAGACCGTCTCGGCTTCGGCGACTGTCTCGGGTTTGGCTTCGGTGGTTGATCTCCAAGCGCAAACAGATATTCAGGGACTAAACGCCGGGGGTATTATCAACCCAACGGACGACGAAATCATTTGGTTATTGGCGGCATAAATGGCGACTTACAAAGGGATCGAGATTGATACAAAACCGACCGAGGCGATGGCAGAGGAGGCTCAACGCGGTCTCGACTGGCGCGCTGAGTTTGGACGAGGTGGCACGGAGGTTGGAGTCGCTCGCGCCCGAGACCTTGCAAATCGTCGAGAACTTAGTCTGGATACCGTCCGACGCATGGCATCGTTCTTTGCGCGCCATGCAGTAGATAAGCAGGCAGAAGGTTTCAGTCCCGGCGAGGAGGGTTATCCATCCGCAGGGCGAATCGCTTGGGCTTTATGGGGTGGTGATCCCGGCGAGTCTTGGGCAAACGAAAGGGTAAGCAGAATGGAAACCGCAGACAATCAGGATCGGGCCGCACCGGACGCACTTGCGGTCGGTGACTTTGTTTCTTGGGACAACCCCGGCGGCAGGGCAAGAGGTCGGATCGAGAGAATCGAGCGCGACGGGACTATCAATGTCCCCGAATCTGACTTCGAGATCACAGGCTCACCGGATGATCCTGCGGCCCTGATTCGGCTATATCGCGAGGGCGAGGACGGATGGGCGGCGACCGATACTTTGGTCGGACATAAGTTTTCGACTCTGACCAAGATTGATGATCTTCGTTCTCAAGACCTAGACCAAACAAATAAATCGGCCTTAATATCCGGAAAAGGAAAGGCAGAAACTATGGATCAAGAGCAAAGACATATTGTCGCCGTGACCGAAACCGAAAACAGTTTCGTCGTCGAGTTTGCCAAGGCTGAAATGCCCGAGGCAGAGGAACTTGTCGAGGAAATGGTCGAGGACGAGATTGAGGTCGAATTGATCGAGAATTCTTATGGCGACCGCAAGGGCCAACCCCTGACTCTGCGGGCCGATAGCATGGAGCCCGTGATTGAAGATGAGCGTCGGGTCCGCATGGCAATCTCTAGCGAACTCCCGGTGGAGCGCATGGGCGGGATGGAGATTCTCGACCACTCGGCCTCCAGCATTGATCTGAGTTTCCTCAACTCTGGCAGGGCTCCGCTCCTGCTGGACCATGATCCCACTCAACAGATTGGGGTCGTCGAATCTGTAACCCTCGATGAGTCTGCCCGCAAGTTACGGGCTACGGTGCGTTTTGGAAAAAACGGACGGGCGAGCGAGGTTTACGATGATGTAGTAGACGGTATTCGCGGCAATGTGAGTATTGGCTACTATGTCAAAAAGGTCACGCGGGAGTCCGATGGCAAAGTCTATCGGGCCACTTCGTGGCAACCACTAGAGGTTTCCGTCGTATCTATTCCCGCCGACCCGTCGGTTGGCGTGGGTCGGTCGGCGATGACTTCGCAACCCGTTATAGAAGTAATCTCAAACCCGAAAGGAACTGAAATGTCTCAAGAAAACACGGGCGCGGTCACCGCAGAGGCCGCAATCGCAAAGCGCAATGCTGAACTCAAGCAGATCAGCGAACTTGCCGCTCGCCACAACAAAACCAACCTAGTCGCTCAAGCCATTGAGCGTGGAATGTCTTATGGTGAATTCCAAGGTTTCCTCTTGGAGCGCAACCTCGACAAACCCCTCCACGCCCCCGATGTTGAGATGACCAAGACCGAGCAGAAGCGTTACTCGCTCCTGCGCGCCATTGACTCTATCGCCAAGCATGGTCGCGTGACTGGCTATGAGGCCGAGGTTTCCGACGAGATTGCCCGCAACACAGGCAAGCAGGCTCGCGGTTTCTTCGTCCCGATGAGCGTATTCGCCAAGCGCGACATTCTCACGACTTCTCCCGCAAATGGCTCGAACATCATCGCCGAGGACTACATGGCTGGCGAGTTTATCGACCGCCTCCGTGCCAATCTGGTGATCGGCAATCTCGGAGCCCGGATGATGACTGGTCTTAAGGGCGATGTTGCGATCCCCAAGATGGGAACTGGCTCGACCGTGGCCTTCGTTGGTGAGAACTCCGCTCCCTCCGAGTCCGCTCAGACCTTCACCCAAGTGACCATGTCTCCCAAGACTCTGGCCTCCTTCACCGACATTTCGCGCAAACTGGCGATTCAGTCTGACCCCTCGGTTGAGCAGATCATCCGCGAGGACATTCTCCAGTCGTTTGCTCGCAAGATCGACGAGGTGGCAATCGAGGGCGGCGGCGCAAATGAGCCAACGGGTATCCTCGGAACCAACGGGATCGGCTCGGTCGCAATCGGAACCAACGGTGGCGCAATCACTTTCGCCTCGCTGGTCAACCTTGAGCGTGAAGTCGCAATCGACAATGCTCTGATGGGCAATCTCGCATTCTTGACCAACCCCAAAGTGGTCGCCGCAATGCGTAACCGTCCCCGCCAGACGAGCGGTGTTGAGGGCAACTTCATCCTCAACGACACCAATGTGTTGCTCGGCTACAATGTGGCCTCGACGACTCTGGTCCCGTCTGACCTCACCAAGGGAACTTCGAGCGGTGTTTGCTCGGCAGTTATCTTCGGTAACTTCAGCGACCTGATGATCGGTATGTGGAACTCGCCAGATGTTCTGGTCGATCCCTATACCGGATCGAGCGCAGGAACCATCCGCATCGCCGCCTTCCAAGAGGTCGATGTTAAGGTTCGCCACGCCGAGTCCTTCGCCGCAATTAAGGATGTGACGACCGCCTAATGGTCTGATCTGGCAAAATAAGGGAGGCCCTCGGGTCTCCCTTTTTTTATGGACAGAATCTCTCAATACAAAGACCACCACAAAGGCCAGACTTGCGCGGTCTTGGGCGGTGGCGTTATGTTGCCCGTGGACCTACGGGCGATCCCCCAAGTCGATATTTTGATGGGGGTCAATCAGCACTCACTTATACTGCCGCTTGATTATTTGGCCTTCTGCGACCGCCATATGTGGAATTATGTCGGCGGGTTTCGGGATATTAAGAAGATCACAAACCTCTCTCATTGGAAGCAGGGGGATGTAATACACGCCGGGGAATGCCCGCCAATTGGGTTCTCTGGGGGCCTTGCGGTTTGGTGCGCGGATCAGATGGGCTTCGAGACAATATATGTTTGCGGGATGGACCAATACACCGATTATGGGGGCCGGGAGTATTGGTGGCAGGGTCCGCAATCTGAGCCATTCCATGCAAAACATATCTCGGCCCGAGATGATCTGAGGCGATGGAAGGAATTTATTGGTGGAATGCGCCACCCAGAGCGTATACACTTTGTTTCTGGACGATTAAAGGAGGTGCATCAATGAAGGTTGAAATCACTAGCGCGGTCCATTGGGACGGTCACCATCGCGATGTTGGCGATGTTATCGAGGTCAAAGACGCAGACGCATCGTGGCTGATCGGGCGTAACAAGGCCAAGAAGTATGACGGCGACACGGCCCCAATCGTGAACAGGGTGGTCGAGGTTGAGGCTTCGGAGCAACCCAAACTGACAAAACGCACTTGGAAAAAGAAGGACTCCGAGTAGCGTGTGTCTTGCGTGGCGGGGGTGACTACACTCCCGACCATGTTGCCGCTCTCAAGTTTATGGTCGAGAAGCGGTTGGAACTCCCATTCGTTTGCGTGTCCGATCAGGTGGTCAAAGCGGACTATGTCCCGATGGTCCACAAGTGGCCCGGGTGGTGGTCCAAGATGGAGATTTTCAGGCTTAAACCGCCCATCCTATACATGGACCTCGACACGATTATTCAGGGTCCGGTTTCATTCTTGGAAACCATTGCGGACGAGGAATTTGTAATCCTTCGGGATGTATACCGGGGCAAGGCCAATCCAAAGGCAATGCAGTCGAGCATAATGTATTGGTCGAAAGATATGACTTGGCTTTATGAGAAGTATGCCGAGAAACCCGTCTTTGACCTCCCGCACGGCGACCAGCAATACTTAGAGCAGACGGTCACCGCGACCTATTTTCAAGACTTCACAGACGAGATTGTCAGTTTTAAGGCCGATGTTCTCGCCCGCAACGCAAACGGAAAGGTGGTCATATTTCATGGAAAACCTCGACCTTGGGAACAAACTCGCGTCCCTTATCCAGCGAAAGGGGTGGTGGGTTCCGGCTAAAGACCAAGTCGCCCTCGACATAATCCTGCGGGAGGTCGCAGACTTATCCACAATTCTCCCATTCTGCAAACAATATCGTCGGGTGGTTCAGGCTGGAGGCAATGTCGGGGTCTGGCCCAAGGCTCTCGCGGAGAAGTTTCGGTCGGTGCATACCTTCGAGCCCGACGGCGATAATTATGCGGCCCTGATCCAAAACACGGCGGGGATTGTAAACATCCTGCGGACCAGAGGTGGCCTCGGAGACTGTTTCGATTCTGGCGCGATTGACCATATCGACCCGGACAATATCGGAGCCCACCAGATCAAAGAGGGCAATGAATTCCAGATCATGCCAATCGACTCTTTTGAATATGACGATGTTGACCTGATCCAACTGGACATTGAGGGCTTTGAGCATTTTGCGGTGCAAGGGGCCGAGGATACGATTGACCGATGCAGTCCGGTGATCTGTCTCGAACTCAAGGGTCTGGGCAAGAGATACGGCGTGGAGGACTCTCAAACAGTCGATTTTCTTGCGGGTTTGGGTTATAAAGAGGCAACCCGCATCCACCGGGATGTAATCTTCACAAGGGCATAAACATGGCAGTCGAGAGCAACGCAGACCGCGCAATTTTCCTGTCGGCAGATGATTTCGGCGTTTCCGTGACCTTTACCCGGGGCGCAACAGTCACCACGATCCAAGGCATTTTTGACAACGACTTTATTGAGGTCGATGCAGGCGGCGGGGTTCCATTTGCGATGCAACAACCCCGTTTCTTGGCCCGGACTCTTGATGTTGCAACTGCGGTCGAGGACGACACTCTGGCAATCTCTGGGACGACCTACAAAATCAAAGTGGTCCAGCACGACGGAACGGGAATGACAAATCTCATTCTGGAGAAACAATAATGGCCCATGTCCGCAAACAGATTCGGGACAATGTCATTACAACGGTCACCGGACTGACCACCACCTCGACCCGTGTTTATCGCTCACGGGTTTATCCCATCGCCTCGGGGAAACTCCCCGGCCTTTGTGTATATACACAATCCGAGACGGTCGAGAGCGGGACTCTGGCTCGACAACGCACCAAATTGCGGACTCTTGATGTAGTGATCGAGGGATATGCTCTGGCAAACAGTAACCTCGACGACACTCTGGACCAGATCAGTCTGGAGGTCGAGGAGGCGATGGTCACAGATGTAACTCGCGGCGGCAAGGCAAAAGACACGGAACTGACCTCGGTCGAGATTGAGCAAGTCGGAGAGGGCGAGACTCAGGCAGGAATCGTGCGGATGACTTTTGCGGTTATTTATGCAACCGTCGAAAATGATGCAGAAACCCCAGTTTGACCCTAGAATCGAGCAAGCCACTACCACAGGAGGATTTCCCAAATGGCAACCCACAAAGGCTCAGAAGGCACGGTAAAAAGCGGCGCAAACGCGATTGCCGAGATTCGTTCATACACAATCACAGAGACGGCAGATACTCTTGAAGATACGACGATGGGCGATGCGAGTCGCACTTATCTCGCCTCGCTCAAGACTTTTTCTGGCTCCATCGAGTGTTTCTGGGACGAGACTGACACCAACGGGCAATTGACTCTCGATCCCGGCGCAACCGTGACGATCAATGTCTATCCCGAGGGCTCAACCTCTGGAGACAAGTATTATTCTGGTTCCGTGATTATTACCGAGAGGTCTGTCACCGCTTCGTTTGATGGCATGGTCGAGGCTTCGTTTAGTTTCCAAGGCACGGGCGCGCTCTCTGAGACGACGGTTTAATTATGGGTTTGGGAGAGAAGATTGCCGCTCGGAGGCAAAAAACCCGTAAGAAAATTGTGGTTCAGGAGTGGGGCGACGAGGGACAACCGCTAGAGATTTTTGCGGGAGTCCTTACTTGTTACGATGTAGACCGCCTTCAGAAAAGGCACAAAGACTTTCTGACGAACATGGGGATCGAGGCAATGGTTGACCTCTTGATCCTCAAGGCCGAGACGAAAGACGGCGAAAAGATGTTTACGCTAGAGGACAAACCGTTCTTGATGCGCGAGCCCATCGTTCTAATGTCTCGGGTTGCGGCTGAAGTGTTTGGCAATGTGATTTCGGTGGAGGAGGCCGAAAAAAACTAAGGGCCGATTCGTTGAGGTTTAACCTCATCGCCTTAGCGGATCGGCTAGGCAAGACAATCGAGGAAATAGAGGAAATTTCTCTCGACGAGTTTCACGAATGGGTGGCTTATTTCCGGGTGAAGGGCAAGGACAATGGCAAATGATACGACGATCCGAATAAGCGCGATTGACCAGACCCGTGAGGCTTTCCGCTCGGTCCAGAGCAATATCTCCGGGCTCACAGGCAGTCTAAAAGGGATCGCTGGACCGCTTGCGGCGGCATTCTCGACCGTCGCCATTGTCGGGTTCTCCAAGTCGATTATTGATGCCGCAGACGCACTTGGAGACCTATCCGAGAAAACCGGAATCTCGGCAAGCGAACTCTCCAGACTTCAAAATGCGACGGCCTTAAACGGATCGACCGCAGAAGAATTCAACTCATCAATCGTAAAACTTCAAAAGTCGATTGTTGAGGCGAGCATGGGGTCCAAGTCTCAGAAGGACGCATTCGAGGCCCTCGGGGTTTCGATCAAGGACGCAAACGGCAACCTTCTGCCAACTATCCAGATTTTTGAGCAGATTTCAGATCGTTTCGCCGGGGCCGAGGACGGCGCGGAAAAGGTCAAGATTGCTCAAGACCTTCTCGGCAAGTCTGGCGCGAATCTGATCCCGGTTCTCAATCAAGGGTCTGCCGCGCTCAAACAGTATCAGGCAAGTTTCAGCGATGACTTTGTGAAGCAGGCCGGGGAGTTTAACGACAACCTCGACAAACTCGAAAAGAACTTCAAATCGCTTGCGGCGACTCTTTTGGGACCGGTCGTCTCTGGATTTAATAAGTTTTTTGAACTTATTGAGCGTGGGGCGAAAAAAGAGGCCCTTGCAGGAACATTTGATCCATTCTTAGATGACTTCCCACAAAGAGCGGAACAGGCCGCAAGCGCGGCGGCAAAGGCCACCGGGAAAGTGGTAGAGAGCGCAAAGAAAAACAAAATTGTCCTGAAGCAAGAGGTCGCAGACTTTGTGACCTTTCAGGAAGAAATCAAGAAACGGATCGACGACCTCGACTATAAAAAATTCAATGAGGAAATGAATGCGGTGCAGGAGGGGGTCAAGATGGCCTCGATTACTTTCACCGACTTCGGAATGAATGCGGTCATGTCATTAGAGGATGCCTTGCTCGGTCTGATGAACGGCACAAAATCGGTCAAAGACGCATTCAAAGAGATGGCGATCAGCATAATGAATGATCTTTTACGGATGTATATCCGTTATCAGATCACCAAACCATTATTCGATGCGTTTTTCGGGTCTACAACCGCACCCGCCGCGCCGATTAGTATGTCAACCCCTGCAGTCCCAACGGGACAGAGAGCAATCGGTGGACCCGTCTCTGCGGGAGCGACCTATATGGTCGGCGAGCGTGGACCGGAGATGTTTATTCCCAATGCAAGCGGAACCATTGTCCCGAATGACAAGATGGGGCAGGGCGCGCCAACAATAGTGCAAAACATCAACATTTCAACTGGAGTGTCACAGACTGTTCGCACCGAAATCATGTCAATGTTGCCTAGAATAACGGAGGCCACAAAAGCGGCGGTCGCAGACTCTAAGCGGCGTGGTGGAACCTTTGCGAAAGCGTTTGCATAATGGCAATTTCTTATCCTCTTAATCTGCCGACCGCGTCTGGAATTATGCGTGTGCGTTTGGTCGCGAATGATGTTGTTGGCGTTTCTCAGTCTCCTTTCACGGCGGCGCAACAAGTCTATCGCTACACGGGGCAATTCTGGGAAGCCGACATTACCCTGCCGCCTATGAAGCGAGCCGATGCAGAATATTGGATTTCGTTTCTTCTAAAACTGAACGGTCCTTATGGAACCTTTTTGATGGGCGACCCAAATGGGACAAGCCCAAGGGGTGTCGCAACTGGAACCCCTCTGGTCAATGGTGCTGGTCAGGCAGGCAACGAACTGGTCACGGACGGATGGACGACTTCCCAGACGGGCATCCTCAAGGCTGGAGACTACATTCAACTCGGAACCGCGGCAACCTCCAGACTTTACAAAGTCTTGGATGATGTGAATTCCGATGGGTCTGGCAATGCGACTTTGACCGTTTGGCCTGATTTGCGGTCGTCCCCGTCCGACAATGCGGCTATAACTGTCTCTAATACAAAAACGACTTTTCGTTTAACCTCTGCCCAAACTTCATGGGATATAAATGAGGCCACTATTTATGGTCTGACATTTGGGGCTCGGGAGGCACTCTAGTGGCTCGATCTTTACCCGCCGCCCTATCAACACAATTCGGGGCCGCGCAACTTAAGCCCTTCTATGCGGTAGAACTAGACTTTGACTCTGAGACCCTTAGATTCTGGACAGGCTATGGAACAATTACGGCAAGCGGTGAGGAATGGGATGGAGCGGGAACGATCCTCAGTATTACGAGCCCGACTGAAAACATCGATCTTTCGGCAGATGGCATTAGCATTTCGTTTTCTGGCCTCGATTCGAGCATTGTTGCGGTCACGCTAACTCAAAATTATCGGGGTCGGTCTGCCAAGGTCTATATCGGCGCACTCGACTCCTCTAACCAACCCGTATCCGATCTTTATCAAGTGTTTGCGGGTCGCATGGATGTTATGAGCATACAAGAGGACGGGCAAACCGCGACCGTAAACATTTCGGTCGAGAATGTCTTGATTGACTTGGATAGACCTCGAATCAGGAAACTAACAGATGAAGAACAAAGAAAACGGTTTCCGGGAGACGCTTCATTAGAAAATGTTGCGTCGCTTCAAGATAGACAAATTTCTTGGGGTAGGTGATGGGGCGCTTTTCATTTAAGTCTGTTTTCAAAGCGGCAGTCATTGTTGCGGCGGTTGCTACTGGTTACGCTTATATCGCGCAGGCTGGATATTTAGGTGCTGGAGCGGCGGCGAGTATTGCGGCGGCTGGAGGTGTAGCGGCATATGCTACGGCGGCGGCAGTTATGGGAGCCCTCACCGCAACGGTCTCGCAACTTCTTGCCGAAACTCCCAAAAACTTTGATCTTGGAGATCAACTTCGCGGACAACTGATTACCACAAGAGTGCCTGCTGGGGATGCTCGGGTCGTTTATGGCGAGACTCGATTGGGTGGGAATATTGTCTATATTGAAACAACAGGCGCAAAAAACGAAACCATGTATCAGGCCATGACTCTTGCGGGCCATGAGATTGATTCTATACAAACGATTTATGTCAATGACGAGGCGTTGACTCTAACGCTATCTGGCAATTCATATGTGACAACATATAAAAACAATGCGAATGCTCTGTCTTTTAATTGGTTGCTAGGGTCAGAGACTCAAACACCTCTTGCCTTTTTTTCTGGGACAAAGGCGGCAAATTACCCATTCAAAGGAATTGCGACATTAGGGGCAAAATTAGTATTCGATCAAGATACCTTCCCGCAAGGCATACCAAATATAACCGTCAAACTCCGTGGGAAAAAGGTTTATGACCCACGCACGACCACGACGGCCTACTCAAACAATGCCGCTCTTTGCATAAGAGACTACTTAACAGACACAAATTTTGGTCTAGGGGCAACTGTTTCTGAGATCGACGAGCAATCCTTCGAGGATGCCGCAGACATTTGCGACGAGAATGTTGCGCTTGCGGCGGGTGGAACTGAGAAGCGATACACCATCAACGGGGCTTTTTCGTCGGCAGAAAAACCAAAAGAGGTGTTAGCCAAGATGCTTACCGCTTGCGGTGGGAAATTGGCTTATGTTGGGGGCAAATGGAATCTTAGGGTGGCGGCTTACCGCTCGCCGACTATTACTCTGACCGAGGACGACATTGTTGGACCAGTCACGATGCAAGCGTCTCAATCCCGTCGAGATATTTTTAACGCGGTCAAAGGAACCTACTCTGAGCCGGGGACGCTCTATCAACCCGCCTCATTCCCTCCGGTTACTAATGCAACTTATGAGTCGCAGGATGGCGAGCGCATTTGGAAAGATGTGCAGTTTCCATTCACCACCTCTGCGGCAACTTGCCAAAGACTCTCCAAAATTGATTTGGAAACGGCAAGGCAACAAATAAGTTTCACAATGTCTGGCAAATTGACCGCATTTGCCCTCCAACCCGGAGACACGGTCAATGTCAATTTTGCCCGCTATGGTTGGACAAACAAGGTTTTCGAGGTTTACAACTGGACATTTAGCATTGCCGACGCTGACTCTGGGCCAACTCCACAAGTCGATCTAGTCCTGCGGGAGACGGCCTCGGCGGTCTACGACTGGAACTCAGGCAATGAGACGCAAATCGACATTGCGCCCAATACCAACCTCCCAGACCCGTTCACCGTAACTCCCCCGGGGATGACGATCACAGACGAACTTGCGGTGATATCCGAGGAGGTTTTGACGAAATTAGTGGTCACTATCTCTGGGACCAGCACTTTCCAAGACCGTTATGAGGTCCAAGCGCGACTCTCTGGGACTGCGGATTATACAAACCTCGGGCAGGCGACCGGGAACCGCTTTGAACTCCCCAATGTGGTCGATGGCGGCACTTATGAGGTCCGCGCTCGATCAATAAACAGTCTCGGGGTTCGCTCCGCGTTTACGACTGGAGCCCATCAAGTCGTCGGCAAAACCGCGCCCCCCTCCGATGTAACTGGCCTTTCCATGAACATTGTCGGAACCGAGGCCCATTTCACTTGGACGGCGGTCCCGGACCTCGACCTCTCCCATTACAAAATCAGGCATTCCCGACTGACCACAGGGGCAGAGTATTCGGATGCAATTGATCTGCTGACAAAGGTGGCTCGCCCTGCGGTGACTGCGGTCGCCCCGGCAATGACCGGGACATATTTCATCAAGGCGATTGACAAACTCGGCAATGCTTCAGTAAACGCAACCTCGGTTGTCGCAATAATTGAGGACATTAAAGGTCTGAATGTCGTCGAGACTGTTACAGAGTCCCCAACCTTCCCCGGAGTCAAGGTCGAGTGCAATGTGGTGGACGGCAAACTGGTCCTCGATACCGCAGTCGATTTCGACGATATTTCGGGACTGTTTGATGATGCGGAGGGAGACTTCGACGGTGGCGGCGGCACTACCTCAACCCTCGGGACTTATGACTTCAACCAAGTCGTCGATCTCGGTGCGGTCTATACCTCCCGGGTGACCGCTTATCTGGAGGTCGGACGGATCGACTATGTCAATCTGTTTGATGATGCGGAGGGACTGTTTGACTCTCGACTCGGAACTTTCGACGGCGACCCAAATGCTTTCGACGACACAAATGTCGAACTTCAGGTCTCGGTGACCGAGGATGACCCCGCAGGCAGTCCGACATGGTCTGCCTATCGCAAGTTTTTTGTGGGCGACTATAAGGCTCGCGGGCTCCGTTTTCGGGCCGTGCTGACCTCCGAGGACGGGCAGGCAAGCCCTACGGTCGATGTTCTTCAGGTGACCGTGGATATGCCAGACAGAGTGGCTTCCGGGAGCGATATTGCATCGACTACGACGGCAGGCGGGAAAGTGGTCAACTTCTCCCCGGCATTTAAAGCGATCCCCGCCTTGGGGATTGCGGCTCAAAATTTAACCTCTGGTGACTATTACGAAATCGTCTCAAAATCCGCGTCGGGCTTTACAATACGATTTAAGAACTCTGGCGGGACCGTAATCGATAGGACTTTTGACTACACCGCAATCGGATATGGCGAACTCGCCGCTTAACAGGAGCAGATATGGCTACGCATGACTATGTGATCGCAAACCAAGGATTCCCGGCATTTCGCTCGGACCTAAACGACGCACTTGCGGCGATTGTTTCCAACAACTCAAGCGCGACCGCACCGTCCACGACCTTCGCGCACATGATCTGGGTAGACACGGCCTCAGACCCAAGCGTGGTCAAAGTAAGGAATGCAGATAACGACGCATGGATCACATTGTTTCAACTCGACCAGACCAATGATCTGTCGAATATCGCGGTCAAAAATGTCGCTCAAACCTTTACCGCAAAACAAACCTTTGGCACGACCACAAAGATCGAGGAAGTATTAGAGAAGATCACGGTGTCTGCAACTGCGGCAACGGGAACGATTAACTTTGATGCTCTGACCCAAGGTGCGCTTTACTACACGACCAATGCTTCTGGAAACTGGACGCTGAATGTCCGAGGTGATTCTGGGACTTCGCTTAACACTATGATGGCAACGGGTGAATCTCTGACTGTAGTTTTCTTGGTCACGCAAGGTTCGACTGCTTACTACAACTCTGCTTTCCAAGTAGACGGAAATGCTGTTACTCCTAAGTGGCAAGGAGGCTCGGCCCCGACCGCAGGAAACGCAAGTAGCATTGATGCTTACACTTATGTAATTGTTAAGACTGGTTCAGCGACCTTCACGGTCTTTGCTTCTATTGTTGATTTCGCTTAAAGGATAACCATGCCAGTAATCACGACACTTGCGGCGGCTTGTGCGAGAGCATGGGGCTGGGGTATCTCTTTGGGTGAGACCATCTCCGCTGACTTCCTTGTTATTGCTGGAGGTGGGGGTGGTGGTGGTGTGCAATCAAGCACCGCAAGAGGCGCTGGTGGAGGTGGTGCGGGTGGATACAGAGAATTTACTGCTCAAACCTTGGCGGTTGGAACTGCGTACACCGTAACCGTTGGGGCAGGTGGTTCTGGTGGTGGAAATGCAAGTGCCAATTCAGGTTCAAATTCAGTATTCTCCACTTACACATCTGCTGGTGGTGGTCGTGGGGGCGGGCATAATGGATCGACTGCTGAAACACCAAATAACGGCGGCTCTGGCGGCGGTGGAAGTGACTATGCCTCTCAAACTGGTGGATCAGGAAATACACCATCCACAAACCCATCTCAAGGAAACAATGGAGGCAACAGCACATCTGGGGGTAATGGATCAGGCGGTGGGGGTGGTGCAAGTGCTGTTGGCGGGAACGGAAGTTATAGCGGTGGAGCAATAGGTGGCAATGGTGGCGCTGGAACTGCATCGTCAATAACAGGCTCATCCGTAACTCGTGCGGGTGGAGGCGGTGCTGGTGCTTACACTTTTTCGGGTAATACCCCTGTTGCTGGAACTGGAGGTGCTGGCGGTGGAGGTAATGGTGGAGTAGATGCCAATGGTTCTAACGGAAACGCAAACACAGGTGGAGGTGCTGGAGGTGCTGCAGGAGGTAGTGCTGGTGTAAAAACAGGTGGCAACGGCGGCTCCGGTGTCGTAATCATCAAAATCCCCAACACGCATGGCGCACTCTTTTCGTCTGGTGTGACTTACACATCATCGACTGCGGTGTCTGGGTTCAATGTCTACACAGTCACGGCAACTTCTACAACATCTGAGACTGTTACTTTCCTTCCTAATTTTGATGCCGACTTCCTTGTGATCGCAGGGGGTGGCTCTGGTGGTTTCAAACATGGCGGTGGAGGCGGTGCAGGTGGGTACAAAGAACTGACCGCACAATCTTTAGCCATTGGCACAACTTACACGGTGACCGTGGGTGCTGGTGGTGCGTCTGTCTCTACTGATATTTCTGGAAACCAAGGTTCAAACTCTGTTTTTGGTAGCACGACATCAACTGGAGGTGGTGCTGGTGGTCGTGGTGAACAAACCTCATCAGTCCAAAACGGTGGCTCTGGTGGTTCTGGAGGAGGCGGCGGTGGTGGAAGTAGTACCGCAGGCACAGGTGGTTCTGCTTCTCCGTCTGGACAAGGTAACAACGGTGGCAATGGAACAAGTGTTGACCCAGAAAGAGGAGGAGGTGGTGGAGGTGCAGGCGCAGTGGGGGCATCAGGCCCGACCTCTGGAAATGGTGGAACTGGAACTGCCTCTAGCATTACTGGAACAAGCGTAACCCGTGCTGGTGGTGGTGGCGGCGGCGCTCGTAGTGACACTTCTGCTGGTTCTGGTGGCACAGGCGGCGGCGGTGCGGGGTCAAATTCTAATAGTCCTGCCGCTACCTCTGGAACTGTTAACACGGGCGGTGGTGGCGGTGGTGGCGGTCGAACTTTTGGTGGTAGCGGGGGAAGCGCATCAGGCGCAGGCGGCTCTGGCGTAGTCATTATCAAAATCCCGAACACTTACCTTGCCACATTCTCTGGTGGTGTCACATCTTCTCTCTCAACTTCTGTTGCGGGTTACAACATCTACACGGTGACTGCGACATCCACGACCAATGAGACGGTGAGTTTCAAGCCTGCCGTGACCATAGATTATTTGGTGATTGCTGGAGGTGGTGGCACAAGAGTCGGAGGCGGTGGAGCGGGTGGTTATCGAACTTCCGCAGGGACTAGCGGAGGTGGCGCTTCTGCTGAGAACCCACTGAGTCTTGTTGTAGGTACGGCTTACACAGTTACGGTAGGTGCTGGTGGTACTGGAAACGGATCGACTTCAACAAATGGTTCGGACTCAGTATTTTCATCAGTCACATCAACTGGTGGTGGTAGAACACAAGTCCAAGGAAATGGTTTTTCTGGTGGCTCTGGTGGCGGGGGTTCTACGGCAAACGGTGACCCTGGAACATCTGGCGGTGCGGGGACTGCAAACCAAGGTTATGCGGGTGGAAACTCAACGACATCTGGGGCCGGTCAAGGCAACGGTGGCGGTGGTGGTGGTGCGGGAGCAACAGGTTCAAACTCAGGCTCCGCAACGGCTGGAGGCGATGGAGGTGCTGGCGTTGCATCTACGATTACAGGGTCAAGCGTAACCCGTGCGGGTGGTGGAGGTGGCGGCGGGACTAGCACGGCAGGCTCTGGTGGTACAGGTGGCGGTGGCGCTGGTGCGGCTGGGGCTGGGTCGGCTACTGCTGGAACGGCTAATACTGGAGGCGGTGCTGGTGGTGGCAGTTTTGCCAACAGTTACACGGGGGCTAACGGCGGTTCAGGCGTAGTCATCCTAAAAGTGCCAAACACCCACACCGCAACCTTCTCTGGTGGCGTGACCTCATCTGTATCAACTGCGGTTTCTGGCTATAACATTTACACCGTGACTGCTACTAGCACGACCTCTGAAACAGTCACATTTAACCTTGCATAAGGAGAACAGGTGCTTACTCAGGAAGCCATGAAAAAAGAAGTCGAGTACTGTGACGGTCATTTTTACAAACTGTCAAACGGTGCAATGGTTACTGAAACGCCAATTAAAGGAACCCAAAGATATGTCAGGGTTAACATTTGCGGTGTAAATCAAAAATTGCATAGATTGGTGTTTTTGTACCACAAGGGTTACTTGCCAAAGATCATTGACCACATTGACAATGACCGAGCAAACAATCGCATTGAGAACTTGCGGGAAGTAACTCAGCAACAAAATTGTTTGAATCGAGTGGCTCACAAGAACAATAAGTCTGGGTACAAAAATGTTCATTGGCACTCAGCAATGAACAAATGGACGGTGCAAATTAGCATTGACCGGAAGCGCCGTGTATTTGGTTACTTTGACGATGTAGAACTAGCGGGGCTTGTTGCTCAAGAGGCACGGGCTAAATTCCACGGCGAGTTTGCTCGCCATTAACCAAATGGAGATTTTAAAATTTCGCACTTCGCAAAACTAGACCAAAATAATGTCGTGGTCTTTGTGACCGTAGGCCGACAGGAAGATGACGGTCGAGAGGCTGAACTGTCTGCTCGGACGGGGGATGTTTACAAACAGACCTCCTACAACACCCGTGGCGGCGTTCACTACACCGATGGGGTTCCATCTGAGGATCAGACCAAGGCTTTCCGCAAGAATTATGCGGGACTCGGTTATACCTACGATGCTGGTCGGGATGCGTTTATTCCTCCCAAGCCTTACAACTCATGGGTGCTGAACGAGGAAACCTGTTTGTGGGATGCTCCTGTCGCCATGCCAGAAGATGCCGGTACAGGCGAGCCGCCTAAGCGTTACACTTGGGATGAGGAAACAACCTCATGGGTAGAAGTCAATGCTGCTTAAACTGACCAACGCCATGAAGGGGCGCATCGGAGAAGGTTTAATCCTTAACACCGAACTTATTGCGTCATTCTTTGAACACACCCAAGAGGACGGTACTAAGGTCACGGTGGCCTTTGGGATCAATAACAATTCTTGGGAAGTGACTGAATCTTTGGACGAAATTATGGCTCAAGCGGAGTCATAAACAGTCCGCAAAGACTATTGTTTTCAATGTTTATCGCTTAAAACCTCGGCATGGACGAAAGAGAGCGAATCGCACGACTGGAGGCCCAACATCAAGAACTGATGCGGGTTTTGGTCGAGACACGCGATGAGATCAAGTCAATGCGCGAGGAAATGCACCAAGTCAAAGACAGTCTGACCAAGTGGAAGGGGATCGGGGCCGGGATCGCAATTGCGGTCTCCCTGATCTGGTCGGCTGGAATTGCAATATGGAGCTTATTCGCGCAAAAGGGGTGATCCCTTGTTGCTAGAACTCGCCGCCGCCAACGCCGCATTTGCGGTCATAAAAGAGGCGGTCCAAAACTCTGGCGAGCTTATGTCTGCGGGCAAAGCGGTCGTCGATTATTTCACCGCCAAGACTTCCATTCAGAAAAAACTCGATGAGGCCCCGCACGATGAGAAGTCGGACCTAGAGGAATTTTTTGCGCTTGAGGAACTCAAGAAGAAGGAGCAGGAACTCAAGGACTTGATGATTATTCAGGGCCGTCCGGGTCTCTGGGACGATTGGCTCAAATTCCAGTCTCAGGCCAAGCGCAAGCGCGATCAGGCGGTGAGAGACAAAGAGCTCGCGGAAATCAAGAAGCGCGAGGAACTGGAGGAACTGTTTAACAATACGATGATCTCGCTCGCCATTGCGTTTCTCTTGGCCCTGCTGATCTGGATGGTTTACTGGATTTTTATACTAGAGGGCTTGAAATGACGACAGAAGAAATTGAGGTTCGGGTCTGGGCAATCATCGTCTTGACTCTTTGCGGGATTCTTGCAATGTCTGTCTTGGCGATTCTTGGGGCCGTAACATTTGTCGAGCAAGATATGACCGCAATCGCACCAATCGACGAGGCTTTTCTTGCGATCCTGAAGGACATAATGCTTTTGTGTATCGGAGCCATCGGCGGGATCGTGGGCCGCAAGGGAGCCTATGCCGCCGTTAACGCGATGAAGGAGGACAAATAATGTTGCCAATCGGAGCGATCCTCTCCATCGGAGAGAAGGTGCTGGACAAGGTTTTACCGGACCCAGAGGCCAAGGCCAAGGCACAGGCGAGTCTCATGGAAATGGCCCAGAAGGGCCAACTTGCCGAATTGGAGGCGATGACTAAGGAAATGGACTCTGCGCGCCGCAGGGAGATCGAGATCGCGACAAGCGATGCGGCCCCATTTATTAACAAAATTGTTACACCGATCCTCGCCCTCGGGACTGTTGGCCTGACCTTCATTCTGTTTGGGGTCATCATTTTTGTGGATGTTGATGCGGACTCAAAGGACATTTTGATCTATGTCTTGGGCGCACTCACCTCTGCGGTCACAATGGTTTTGGGCTATTACTTTGGATCGAGCGCAGGCTCGAAAGAGAAGGACAACAAGATTAAGGAACTGATGAAATGAATCTGACCAAGAACTTCACCCTCGCAGAGATGACCAAGTCGGAGACGGCCCTGCGGCACGACATGGATAACACTCCCGGAGAGGCTGAAATCGCCTCTCTCAAGCTCTTATGCGAGAAGGTCTTGCAACCCATTCGGGATCATTACGGCAAGGGAGTGAAGGTCAATTCTGGCTTTCGCCACCCGGAGGTGAATGCCAAGGTCGGAGGATCTAAGACTTCCGATCATTGTCGCGGTCAGGCCGCAGACATTGAGATTCCCGGTGTCGCCAATGCTGAGCTCGCAAAGTGGATCGTGGACAACCTCGACTTTCGCCAAGTGATTCTTGAGTTTTACACGCCCGGAATCCCCGACTCTGGTTGGGTCCATGTTTCTTATGTCGCCGAGGACAATAAAAAACAGGTTCTCACCGCAACAAAGCGGGACGGAAAAACTGTTTATCTGGAGGGATTGGTGGCGTGACAACGATTGCGGCATCTTTGGACCATCAAATGATCGCCGCCGACTCCCGTTGCTCAACCGACGGGTGGATGTTTAATGTTCACAAACTCAGGGCTGGACCGCAGAGCGCATTTGGGGCGGCAGGCACTTGGGAGCAGATTCTCAAGTTTTATGCGGCACTTGAGGCAAACGGTGAGATCGAGGGGGAATGCGATGTCACCGTTTTAGAACTGAGGAAAGACTCGCTCTATGTGTATGACGGGTCTTTATTGGCATTCCCTATTAAAGAACGATTCTGGGCTATTGGAACCGGGGCTCCCTATGCGGTTGCGGCAATGCACCTCGGGAAATCTCCGCAGGAGGCGGTCGAGATTGCGATGCTTTACGACCCCGGAACTGGTGGCCCAATCGAAACAATGAGGGTTCCGAATGTCCGCGCAAAGAGTAAGTGACGAGAAGTTAATCGAGCTTTTCCACCTTTACGGGTCTCCAGAGAAAATCTCCAAGGCGACCGGATTGAGTGTGCGGGGCGTATATCTGCGTCGCCGCAAGATAGAGGCAAAAAGGGGGATCAGTCTGGTCTCCCATCAATCCCACAATTCCCCGGACGCTCTCAAACTGGACCGCTCTGTCCGGACAATGGCCCCCAAGAAACTCGACTTTGAGTGTCCCAATGGGACGGTGGTGGTGGCCTCTGATTGTCACTATTGGCCCGGAGAGCCAACGGTGGCGCATCAAGCCCTCATTCGAGTTATTAAGAAGCTCAAGCCCAAGGCCGTGGTCTTGAATGGCGATGTTCTCGACGGGGCTCGAATCTCCCGCCACGACCCTCTCTACGGGATCGACCCGCCCTCGGTTAAGCAGGAGCTCGATGTTTGCATGGAGAGGCTCGGAGAGATCGAGAAGGCTTCCCGCTCGGCCTTGATCTGGCTCTATGGCAATCACGACACGCGGCTATGGCGTTATATCCGGGTCAACTCCCCGGAGGTCTCTGGCCTGCCCGGAACGGACATTTTTGACTATTTCCCCGGCTGGAGGCATGGATATCTTTTAGAGATCAACAAAGACACGATCATCAAGCACAGATGGCACAACGGAATCCATGCGACCTACAACAACACCCTTAAATCAGGCCGCAATATCGTTACAGGCCATCTCCACAAACTCCAGATAACCCCGTGGGGCGATTACGATGGGCGGCGGTACGGCGTGGACTCAGGAACTCTTGCGGAGCCCGATCACGAGTCTTTTGCGTATCTGGAGGGCAATCCCGTCCCGTGGGCCTCTGGGTTCGTCGTTTTGACCTTTAAGGACGGCAAACTCTTGCACCCAGAAATCTGCGAGGTTATTGCGGGCAAGGCTTACTTCCGAGGCGAGGAGGTATGAGCGCATGGCTCATCGGGATCGTGACTGTTATCTACCTCGGGGTCGCAATATCTTTTGCGTTTGAGGGTAAACCGGGGATGGCGGTGGCTTTTCTCGGGTATGCTTTTGCCAATGTCGGCCTGATCTGGGCCTCTATGTAGTTTCCTGCGGGGCTGGCCCTTAGTCCACAGATTCGGTCAATGCACACTCTCCCTCGAATCTGGTCAGTCCCGCACCCTTTCCGCACCGCACAATAAGTCTAGGGTTATCCCTAACGATACTGTTTGCACTTTCCCGAAAATAGGTTTATACTGTTTTCACGGTCGAATTACTCCTAGACCGGATGAAAAAAGGAGAAGCACAAATGAATACCAATCAATTCGATACAACCGACTGGGTTTGCAAGGGTGGCGCTGGTCAGTACAAGGTTTTTCGTACTGGCAAAAATTGCTACTTCGTCGTCTATTCCGAGACTGGTGCAATCGTGGCGACCGCTCATCAATTCTCAACTGCGTTTCACATGGCAGTCCGTCGCAATGATCTCGACAAAATGGAGGTCGCATGAAATCAACAATCATCATCGCGGCCCTGCTATTGGCAGGGTGCGCGTCGGGGCCGATCATCGACCCCAAGTCGAGCAAAACACCCGCAAACTTTTACGCAGACAAGATGGAATGCGAGGCAATCTCTCAGCAAGTCGGTTATGGCTCGGAGATGGCAAAGGGCGCGTTGGTCCAGTCAATCGTCTCTGCGGCTATCGGTGCGGCAATGGGCTCCAATGGCAACGGGGCCGCAGTCGGGGCCGCGAGCGGAGCGATTGTCGGTGCGGGCAAGGGCGCATGGGATACCAACAAACGCCGGGATCAAATAGTGACCAAGTGTTTGACTGGTCGCGGCTATACAGTTTTAGAGTGAAAGGGAGAGCAATGAAGGTCATCATCCAAACGGAAGAAAACGACGAACCGCTCTGGCTCAAGATTCTGAGCTCGGTCGGGTTGGCAATGATCCTCGGCGTGATTGTTTTTATATGAAGTGGATCATTTACTTTTGGCGGCACTATCGGGCGTATCGGGCTTTAGGTTTCGGACGCAAACATTCATTCAGAATCGCAAGGAGACTCGCAAGTGACTTCAGCTAATCTCGCCAAGGCAATGGCCTCGGCATTCCCTGAGATCGAGGGAGCAGTAAAAGACAAGACCAATCCGCACTTCCGCACCAAGTATGCGGACCTCGGCAATGTGGTGGACGCAATCAAGCCCGCGCTCACCAAACATGGCCTCTGGTTTTGTCAGGTCTCACATAACATCCCGGACCACGCGGCAATCGAGACGGTCATCGTCCACGCCTCTGGGGAAACAATGTCCGCGGGAGTGGTCGCGGTCCCGGTCTCCAAGAACGACGCGCAGGGATTCGGCTCGGCGATGACCTATGCTCGACGCTATTCTCTGAGCGCGGCATTTGGCGTGGCCCCGGAGGACGACGACGGCAATCAGGCCGCAAGCGCACCTCCCAAACCCAAGGCTAAGACCGTGGACCCAGAGCGTCTCAAGACCCTCTCGAATGTCTTTGCGGGACTCACCTCTCTGAATGACCTCAAAACCCTCTGGGGGACGCTCACGCCCGAGGAGCGGACGGTATGCCTAGACCTCAAGGACGAGGCCAAGGAGCGGCTCAAGTGAAGCTCGCTCTGGGAATCGCTCTTGTCCTACTCGCGGGGACTGCGGATGCTCAGTTTAGGACTGGAAACAAACTTCTCGCGGAGCTCCAGTCCGACAACATTGTGGACCGTATGTTTGCGGTCGGGTATGTGACCGGGGTTGCGGACGGGTTGGACCAGAGTATCTACTGCCTGCAAAACGGAATGACCATCGGGCAAATCTCCGACACGATCCAAGTCGCCTTAGAGCGGACTCCGCAAATCCGCAATGAGCCCGCAGATGTTTTGATCGTGGCTATTTTGAGCAAACACTATCCATGCAAAGGGAGGAAACAGTCTTGAAAAACGATCCGTCTGCCCAACTGGTCAAGGTCGAACACGCCGTCCGCAAATTGCGGGAGGAGCTTGGGCCTGCGATCAAAGAAAACCTCGAATCGATCATCGAGATCAGTCGAGACGCTCAGTTTCAACTTTGGCTCATCGAGCAATGGGCAATCGAGCGCAGTCCGAAAACAAACGATGCGGAATGGTCAGAGCTTATGCACCAAATGACCGGAGCCCTTGCAAACCTTAAATCAGCACTTGGGAGATTCAACAATGTCACAAAATGATGCGATCCTCACTCACCTGAGAAAAAACCCGATCACGCCTATCGAGGCCCTGCAACAGTATGGATGCCTGCGTCTGGCGGCTCGGATTCTTGAGCTCAAGAGGGCGGGCCACAATATCGTTGCGGAGAAGGTCCACCAGCACGAAAAAGTCTTTTGCAAATACCGCCTGATTGGAGACTGATATGCGAGCAATCATTATCGGAATCGTCTCGGGTCTTATTGCGGGCTGGGTTGTCACCTCATACGGAAGCGATGCCGATCCAGTCGAGGCATACAAACAGGGCCGATTAGATGCTCTCAAGGTCAAGGTCAACGGGAATCCCAATTGGGAACTTGAGCAAGTCTGCGTCGGAATGTGGGCAAGTAAGCAGGAGGCAAACAAATGAGTGATTTCCAAGAGGAACGGCAGAGTAACCCGCACCAATTGAATGGGGCATGGTTCAACGCCCGATGCGGACACCTAACCGGGAGCAGGATGCGGGCAAGTCGCAAACGGCTCAAGAACGGGGAGGACTCAAGCGAGCGTCGCAACCTCAAGATCGAAATTCTTGCGGAGAGAATGACCGGGGATATTGTTCCCAAATATGTCACCGCCGCAATGCAATGGGGAACCGATCAGGAGGCCAACGCAAAGGCCGCATACGAGGCCGCAACGGGTCGGAAGGTCACAGATGTCGGATTCGTCCAGCACCCTTCTATCGAGTTTCTAGGGGCCTCCCCGGACGGGTTAGTGGGAGACGGGCTTATCGAGATCAAATGCCCGACGACGGCGACGCACTTGCAATGGGTGATCGACGGAGGAATCCCAGAGGAGCATATTGACCAGATGACCCTCCAATGCGCGGTCACGCAAAGGGGATGGTGCGACTTTGTGAGCTTTGACCCAAGGCTCCCGGAGGAGCAGAGATTGTTTGTGCGGCGGTTTTATCCGAGCGACGCGCAAATCGAGGCAGTAGAAAAAGAGGCCAAGGATTTTCTTGCGGAGATCGAGGCCATGTTCGAGGTGATAACGAGAAGGGAAATGGTGGAACTATGAGTGTTTACAAAGAGATTCTGGTCGCAACAGGCGAGTATCAAACCCCGGACGGGCAGACCAAGCAGAGATGGGCCAAATGCGGGATCGTTATTCAGAAACCAAATGGCAATCTGGCGATGAAGCTCGACCTTTTCCCGCAATGGTTTACTCTTGCGGACCCAAGGCCCAAGGATGACAGGCCGCAGGCAGGAGCTCGCAGGGAAGAAACTTTCCCAGATATTCCCTCGGACATCCCATTCTGAGGTTAAAATGACCTCGCGCCGTGGAAAGCGCATAGGAGGTCAGAAAGTCAGTCTCTATCGGGCTGGTCTATCTGACCGAATCTAACCCTCAAAAAGGGGCTGACCTCCCGGAATTTCCACCGGATAGGCCAGCACCGATGGAGATTGGCATGAATTACAGAGAAAAACTTCTCGACCCCCGTTGGCAAAAAAAGCGGTTGTCAATTTTTAAGCGAGACGATTGGGAGTGTGTTTCTTGCGGCAACAAAGATAACACGCTTCACGCCCATCATATTTTCTATGAAGCGGGTCACGATCCTTGGGACTACCCAGATTACGCCTTAATTACTCTATGTGCTGAATGCCACGAATACGAACACGACGCACTCAAGGCTTCTGTTGCGTCTCTTATCAAAACAATGGCGCAAGTCGGCATAAGAACTTCTAGCGAGTTTTCCTATCTGGAAAGCGTTGTCAGAGAAAAGTTTTGCAATGGAGTTTTCAATGGCTAGGATTCGCACAATCAAACCAGAATTTTGGAGGGACGAGGATTTATCGTCTTTGTGTCCAGAGGCTACCTTGTTGGCGATTGGCCTACTCAATCATGCCGACGATCAGGGATATTTCAACGCAAACCCCAAGCTCATTGAATCGGATGTATTCCCATTGAGACAGCTAAGCAAGACAACTGATTCGCTCTTGAATGACCTGTATCTGATTGGATACATAGAGCTCTATGTCGGTCTTGATGGAAAGCGATACGGTCACATTGTCAACTTTGAGAAGCATCAGGTCATAAGCAAGAAAAATCCCAGCAAAATCAAGCCAATGATCGATGCCCCAATCGAATACACGACAATTCCGATAGAACTCCCGGAATCCTCCGGGAATGATACTGGAGAGGTTCAGGTGGGAACAGGGAACAGGGAACAGGGAAAGGAAGGGAAGAAAAAACCAAACGCTCCGCGTTTTGATCCTGTTTCTTATCTTGTCGATCAAGGGGTCAATGAGCAAACGGCGATTGATTGGGTTGCGGTCAGGAAAGCCAAAAGAGCGGCTCCAACAAAGACCGCCATTGACGGCATAAGAAACCAAGCGAATCAGGCCGGGATGACTTTAGATCAGGCGATAAAGACCTGTTGCGAGAGGGGATGGGCCTCATTCCAAGCGGAATGGGTACGGGAGAGCAAAACCTTGCGGGATGCTCTCGACAAGACTCGAATGCAAAACTTGGAATTGGTCAGCAAGACAATGAGGAACTTAAAAAATGCTCAATCAAATGCAAATGGAACAACTCTGGGTCAAATTGAACATTCACTACGGGGAAGCGTGGAATCGGAAATGGGGAGTCTTGGACCAGTCTATGGTGATGAATGAGTGGCGGGAATATCTTGGGACGGTGACTCCGGGGCAGATAATGTTTGCGCTCAAGAATCTCCCTGAACATCCACCCAACGCAACTCAATTCAAAGAGGTCTGTTGGAAGGCCCCCGCAACACAAATCGAGCCCACGCAACGCATTGCAATCTCACCCCCTCAAGACTTGGGCGATGGGCCAGAGGCGATGCAACGCAGGCAGGAGGCTTACAAACGGTTTAAGCAGGCAATGAAGGAGATGTGGAAATGAACTGTCCAGCGCACGGATGCCCTCTCGAAGGCACTATCTCATCTTCCAACGGGGAAGGGGCGACCTACTACTGCCGATTCCACTACGGCAAGACCTCGCGAGAGAACGATGAGATTACCGCTCGACTCAGGCGCAACCTCGAACTAATACTCGCCGCAGAGACTCTGAGAGACGGTCATTTGGTATTCGACGGGGTGGCGATCAAGAAGGGCCGACCAGACTTGCGGGCAGGCAAGGCGGTCAATTTGGGAAATATGACCGTGGATGAGCGCGGATTCCCCTCATTCCACTATCATCGAGTGATGTCAACCCTTCTCAAGGAAATCAAAGGTGGACTGTCTTGAATGCCAAAATCGTGGGACCGAGTATGGAGGGCTTTTCAACATCGCCTGCCCGGACTGTCGTCGGGCCATTGCGCTCTCGGAGCCATGCAAGGTCATCCGCAAACAGATGGTCGAGGGAATGCTGGACAAGTGGGGCGACACGACTGGATGGCAAGATGAGCCCCATTGCGGATGCGAGAAGGTTTGCAAACGACGGGCGCGGATCAAACAAAATTACGCTTAAGGGAGAGAACATGAGCAAACACGGGACTGACTTCTATGACCAAATCCAGACGACCGAACCGCAAGCGCGAGACGAGGACGAAACCAACGAGGCCGACGCAGATGAGAGGTGGGAGGAGTTTCGGGAGGTCTATTGTTTAGATCAAAACGGCTCCTCGAAATAGTCCGCAAAAGATGAAACTACGATGTATAATTGCAACCAACAAAGGAGGCAATGATGATCGGAAATGTTTATGGAGAGCTCACAGTTTTAGAGCGAAGCGGAACAAGCAAAGACAAGCAAAAAATTTATCTTTGTAGATGTTCGTGCGGCAAAGAAACAAGAGTTTTGTCTGGCAATCTAAAAAAAGGCAATAGCAAATCTTGTGGATGTCTTAGGAGAAAAAATTGTTCTTCAAGAATGAAGGTCTTAAATTTTAGACATGGAGAGACGGAGACTAAATTGTGGAGAACTTGGAGGGGCATAGTAGAACGCACAACTTTGCCGACATCAACGCATTTTCATAGATACGGTGGTCGCGGAATTACTGTTTGCAACGAATGGTTAACATATGAAAACTTTGCGGCAGATGTTGGTCAACCGCCTAGTGAAAAACATTCAATTGATCGGATTGACAACAACAAAGGCTATTTCCCCGGCAATGTTCGCTGGGCCACCGCGAGAGAACAGGCTCAAAACAGATCAACAAACATTTGGGTTCTTTATCAAGGCAAAAAAATGATTGCCTCAGATGTTGCAAAAGCTATGAATGTTTCAAAGTCAACAATTTCTCGCTGGTTAGCTTTGGGGAAGATAGAAAAAATTGAATAGTAAAAATCTTACTTCAGCTCAACGCAAGCACCTCTTATCAGTTAAGCAAATGAACTGCGGTGTTTGTGGGGCTCTTGGCCCAAGTGATGCTCACCATATAGAACAAGGTTTGCATTTTTTATGCATACCACTATGCAAGGATTGTCACCAAGGTAGTCACAATGGAATACATGGCAGGAGAGCAATTTGGAATGTGTTAAAGAAAACAGAGCAGTCGGTGTTAAACGAAACAATTGGTGCGTTATTAAAGACGGAGAGAATAAGTTTGCGTGGATGACCTGTAAGAGATGCGCCCGCAAGATTCGCAAGGCGGCGGGTAGGAAATACTGTTCGCCATGTAATAAACTGTTTGCGATATGAGCCCAACCGAACTCACACTCCGCAAGCTCCGCCGAGAAGGATGGACGGCAGAGGTGGTCGAAAAGTGGATTCCCGGTGCAAACATTCGCAAAGACCTCTTTGGCTTTATCGACATCGTCGCCCTTAAGGACGGAACGACGCTCGGGGTCCAAGCGACCAGTTACTCGAACATGAGTGCGCGGATACATAAGATCGAGGACTCGCCTCACCTGAGAACATTGCGGGACGCTGGATGGGCTCTCTGGGTCATTGGATGGCATAAGAAGGGAAGATATTGGGTCGAAAGGGTGGTGGATGTATCTTGAACAGGAAACTAACCAAAACAGTCCAAGGTCTGACGGGCAAGCGATTCTGCACTCATTGCCAGAAGGAAAGGCCGATAGAGGGCGGGAAACTGAAAGCGGTGCGCTCCCATAACCGGACGCGATGGATTTGTGCGGACTGCATTAAAAACCGTGGGGGATTGTGATTGTTTGTCTTACTGTTACAATTGTTTGCGGATAGATTGGTGTCTCTCCTTCAGGCCACCGAGCCTGTTTGACCCGCCAATCGCGGGTCTTTTTTTATAAGGGGTATGAAATGACGGTGCGTGAGCAAATCCTAGAGCAACTCAAGACAGGGCCTAAGACCTCGACAGAGATTGCGGGATCGACTGGAGTTAACAGGGGGGCAGTCAAGGTCGCTCTGGTCGCAATGGTCAAGAATGGAATGGTCGCCCGGGATCGGATCGACAGATCAGGCAAGGGGCCAAAGACCGCATACTGTTACCGCTTGAGCGTATGAGAATCTCGGTCGAGTCCAACCTCAAGGACTTGTCCAGACAAGTGGACTATCTTGAGAAAAAGTTTATTCCACAGGCAACAGTCCGAGCCCTCAACAGGGTTGGCGCAACGGCGGCAAGCCAATCACGCAGGGAGATTCGCAAAGACTTCAATATGAGTCTTGCGGACTTCAAGCGAAGCGAATACATAATCGAGAAGAAGGCGACAAAGAATCGTGAGTATTACGAAATCTATTTCGCCAAGAAGTCGGCAAGTCTCTACCAAATGGGCGCGGTGCAAAGCAAGACCGGGGTGACTGTCAAAGCATGGGGGAAGAAGCAACGGTATCAAGGCGCATTCATCGCCACCATGCCCAACTCAAAGCGCGATGTTTTCATCCTTATCGGTGGACGGAGGGGAGCCAAGCGCAAAGTTATGACCGGAAAGAATGTGGGCAAGACCTACCGACCCGAACTGCCCATCAAGAAACTGTTTGGACCCTATGTCCCAACCGCCAAGCGTCAACACAAACTAGACGAGATGGTGCAGAGAATAGTGAACGAGCGATTCCCTCTCGAATTCGGTCGAGCAATCAAATCTTTGGTGGGACGAGGACTCCGGTAGGCCCCCCGGTGTTGGGTCCTTCCAACTTGTTACTAGGATGCGGGTAACGCGGCT